CGATGGCGGCGACGAACGGGTTCAGAGCCTCGGCCCGGCGTGATTCATCCATGTCTCGAAATCCCTTCGAAGGCTGCTGTTCGTCTTAAGGCAGTTGTGCTGCATCTTCTCGCACTCGCAAGGGCGGTCGGGGAACGTCCAGCCGACGCCGCTCAGGTTCATCCGGGGGTCGGTGATACGCGAGGGGCCGTTGTGGAGCAGTTGGCCGCCCAGCACGCAGAAAAGCGGTGTTCCGGCCGCAATGGACATCGGGACGAGCCAGCCGACACCGCCGACGGTCGCAGCGGCGCCGCGGACCAGCGCGACAAGGTCGTCGACGCCCAGTTCGCCCTTGAGATAGGCCGCGTCATGCGGCGGGAGCGGCCCGACCAGCCATTCGGCGCGGTCCTCAAGGTCCGCGACCAGAACGACCGCGAAGCCCGCTTCCTGAAACCACCGGGCGACCGCGGCGAGATATTCCGGCTTCGGATTGCGGGCGGTGTTCGTCCACTCCCGCCGCACCGTCACGGGGCGAATCACGACGTATCGACCGGCGACCGGAGGGAAGTCTGTCGGCGGGAGGTCGAACACGAACGGCGCACCGTTCAGCGACAGTTTCGATTCCAGCGCGCGGATGATCGACCCGCGCCGCAGTTCGACAGACCCATATCCGACATGAACCCGCTGCGCCTCGCGCGGGGCCTCCGTCCAGATCGCGGCGTCCTGAAGGTCCCGGTTCTTCGCCTGCGTCCGAAGATGCGTCGACGGGCGGACGAACGACACGCCCGGCAGGTCCGAATAAAGCTGGGGCCATGGGGTGTCGAGAAACACGGGGCGGCGGCTGGCGACGGCGCGGACGAACGGGCGCTGATAAATGTTGTCGCCCAGCCCGCGCATTCCCTGAATCAGAAGGGGGCGGGTCATCGGCCGGGGACGGGGGCCGACGGGAAGCAGGTCATAACCGCGATGATAAGCCACCCGCCGCGAATGGCCGCCGCGCCCGTTTCTGACAACCACCCCATTTCGTGAGCGGTGATCGTCAGGACCATCCCCAGAAAAAGCAGAGCGGCGAGGCCAACAAAGCGCAGAAGCACGCGGAAAACGATCATGTCTCAGCCCTCTTGTGAAAACGGCGGGTCACGGCTTACCGGCCAGCCCGCAATATCCTTCAAGCTCTGGCGTCGACGAAAGCGGTCCGCCCTCGGGAGGACTCGCTTCCGGTCCCGGCGATGTAATCCAGCGCCACGCCATGCACTCGCTGGCGATGCAGTCAGCGTTCCGAAGCCCATTCGGCTCGCCCACAGACGGGCGATTGAAGCCCGCCGGCGCCCCCGGCGTCGCGTCGTCGGCCTGCTCGTCAGCCGTGGCGACGACGCGCGCGAAGGGACACCATTTCGTCTTTGCGACAGTTTCCAGCATCGCGCAGCCCTCATGTTCGGACTGAGTGTTTACACCGTTCCGGCGCGGTGTAAACCCCGCTTAGGCGCTCCCCGCCTCAATGCGCTCGTTTACCGCTGACAGGAAGATTTCTTCACAGACGCGGGGCGGCCTATCTCCCTTAGCTGTATTGCAGACCCGGCAGGCCGCCAGAATGTTTCTGTCGCAACCTCCCCCGAGCGCCTTCGGCCATACATGGTCGCGCGTGTAGGCGCTTTTTTTCGGCGTCCCGAGATAGGGCTTGGCGGGGGCCGTCATTTTGACACCGCAGAGATAGCAAAGCCCTCGCTGGACTCTGATGATGCGGTGAAACAGGGGGGCGCTTACAGCCATGGCGGTAATGTAAACACCGACGCCGCCCCGTGTAAACACCCCTTAGCGATACTGGCGGAAAGCCGTCATCAGGGCGTCGGCGCCGATGGGGACCTCATACGCCCGCTCTGTGCCGACCGCGTCGCGGTTGTTGAACCAGTGGCCCGTGAGCAGCGTCAGGGCCTGCGCCAGACCATGCGGGAGCGCCAGACGCGGGTCATCGCCAGAGCCGGTCGCCCCGGCAATCTCAAAGCCCGCCGTAAAGAACACCTGCACGGCGTTGAACCGCGCCTCGAGCGACGGGAGCGAAACGCCGCTGTTCAGGTGGATGCGCGCCCCTGACGACGTGATTTCGACCTCATAGTCCGACGCCGGCAGAACATCCCATGTGATTTCGCCGCTGGCCAGATATTCGATGCTGTCGATCGACTGAACCGGAACGCGGTCGATCAGCCACGGGCGGCAACCATCCCAGCACCGCCAGCCGTTCGGGCCATCGCTGACCAGACACCACGACGACGAGTCCGCCCGATAGGTGATCGGCCGCAAGGTCAGGTGCGTTTGGGCCTCGACGTATTCGATGGCCGCGCGGAACGCAGCTTCGACCGCTTCGTCCTGCGCCTCGACGCCGGCCTCGTCCATTCCGTCGTCTTCTATCTGAAGCCGCTGCTTCACCTTTTCCAGCGTGATCGGGAGCGCGTCGGAGACGGTGACGGGGGTGTAGTTCATCGGCCGGACCTCTTGGAAGCGGCCTGCCAAACGAGAGAGGCGACCGACAGGATGATGGCCACCGTCGACGCGTATGTCGTGAAGGCGTCCAGTTGATCGGCGCTCATAGGCAGTCCTCTAGCGGGCGCACCGGAAAGGCCCTGAGCGATGAATGCGGCGAAGCGTTCACAACGTCAACGCCAAGGCTCGCCAGAAGGGGCGCGGCGCGGTCCATATCGGCCGCCCAACGGGCGACGTTCTTCTCTGACGGGTTGTTCATGCCGGGCGGGTGGCGCCCGTGCCAGTGGACGCCACGCGCCAGCGAATAGTCGAAGCCGACCAGCACAATCCGCGCCGCCCCTGTCTGGGCGACAAGGTTCACCGCCTGAAATCCGCTGTTCCCGCCCGCGCCGATATGGCCGAAGCGTTCGAACTGCATCGTCCGAGTCGCCGCATCCAGATTGACGACCTCGAGCCCGTAGCGCGCCGCGTCCCGGATATGCTGCGTCACCTTCAGGCCGCGGAAGGCCCGCGCGCCCTCGTCCTTCGTCCAGAACAGACCGTCAGCCGCATAAAGCAGGTCGGCGAACGGGGCCAGCCGATAGGTCGCATTGATAGCGACTACAGCCGCCCCGGAGCGGCGAATCAGGTCGAAGTCGGCTTCCGCGGCGGACGGCCCCGACGCGGCGATGACGACACAGCGCCCGAGCCAGCGGGGGAACCAGACTGGGGCGCCGACGTAGGGTCCGCGGCATCCGCCTTCGGGCGGGCTGGGGCGTTCGTCAGAATGGTGATCCGTCCGTTCCGTTCCCACTCTCGGGCCTGCGTCGCGGACATGGTCGTCTCATATCCGGCGACCCGTTTCTCGCCGTCGATGGGGTTCATGGTCCGGTTGAGACGGACGCGAACGGTCTTCTCTGCCAATGCGGCCTCCATACGAAAAGGGCGCCGACCGAAGCCAGCGCCCTTCCGTTTACACCACTTTCACGCCGACGGTTAGGTCTGCGGGAAGGCGCCGTCGATGATCGCGGCTTCGCGATACACCGCCAGAGCGAGGCGTTCTTCCGCGCGGATGGTCACGCGGTTGTTCACGAAGTCGTCTTCGTTCTCCGTCGCGATTTCGACGGCGATGTCCTCGCGATCGAAAATCTGAGCGGCCATGCGGGCGCCGACGGTAAACTCGCCTTCGGTCTGGGCCGTGGTCGAAACCACGCGACGGCCCCAGATGCCCGACGCCGGGGTCGCTTGGCCGGGGTTGGCCCAGATGTAGCGGGACTCGTCGTCCTTCTTCAGCACGACCTTTTCCCAGTCGCGCGGGTGCAGGATCACCCAGTCGACGGGATAGTAGGCGAGCGCCGCCTGCGTGAACGCCCGGTGCAGGGTGTCCAGCATGGTGTCGCCGGCTTCGGTCGCGGACGTGTCGAAGGCGGTCGCCTGCGGCTTCAGACCCTCGATCGACTGGCCGGTGCCCGAGCCGTTCAGCAGGGCGTCGTCCTCGACCACCTTCACACCGAAGCGCAGGCGGCTGTCGATGTAGGACCGGAGCATCGGCACATCGGCGAGGATTTGGTTCGTCGCCTTGACGAAGTGCGCGATTGTGCGAACCGGCGCGTCGGCGTATTCGAACTCGAGGTCCGACTCGGGCTTGCGAGTGTTCTCCGACACGAAGGCGGCGTTGTTCGTGAACCCGGTTTCCTTGAAATACTGGACGACCTGAGCATTCGTGCGCCCCGGCATCAGCAGATCACGGATGGCCAGCGGCCGGTCGGGTTCGCGGATGATCCCTTGCTGATAGTCGGGGGTCAGCAGCGCGCCGCCGTTGCCCTCGCCGGTCGTGCCCGAGCCGATGACGGCGCCGAACGTGGCCGAGTTGTGCCACGAGCCGTTAATCGACAGACGGGCCGAGCCGCGCCCGCCGCGGTCGACAAACGCCTTGAACGGGTCCGATTCGGCG